GCATCTCTTTCCATCATCCACTGCATCGGATCAGTGTCTTTCAGGTTGTCCCAGTAGGCTTGGTCTTGCTGTACTGGCTGAGTTTGAGCTTGTGCTGATTCAAGGATGGAGATTGCTTGCTCTCTCATTTGTCTTGCTTCTGCAACTTCATTTTCAAACGCCTTTCGTTCTTCGGAAAGACCCTGACTTTTCTGAGTATAATTCTCACCTTTTGAAAAGTTATCTTGTAACTCTTTTAAAGTGACAGACTTGACTTCCCCATCGGACTTTACTTCAAAACGTTGCTCCTCCGGTTCGTCTTCGTCTTCCTCATACTCTTCATCTTGCTCAAACTCTTCGACTGGTTCTTCTTCAGCCGAATCTGGCATCAACTGGTTATCTTCTTCAGGTAATTCCTCACCGTTCTCTAAGGCCAGTTCGTTGCCCCATGCTTTTGCTGCTTCGCCAAGATCGTTACCCACGTGGGAACTGATCCCGTCTATTACTTCTTCAGCCATATTTTCTTTCTATGATAAGGTCTATTCAGACTAGCTGATTACCCATCACTTAATTATTCTTTTTGGGCAATTTTGCCCCCCATAATCATGGATTCTAGCTCAAGTTTAAACTGTGACAAAGCACGGATAGACAAATACAAAGTCTCCCTTTTCTGCACATCATCTAAACCTGAAGATATCCAAGCGTTGTTGTAAGATGTTTCCAATTTTTCAAATACTTCCTGAAGAATTGGGTCTTCAATCAGCGTTTTTGCTGAGATCCCTTTACTAATTCTTTCTTCTTTTGGTGTACGTGCCATTTAGTTTGGTATTGGTGGTGCTGGCATCCCCATCTGCTCTGGATTCATGTCTTGTGATGGCATTGGAGGTGCTTGTTGTGCTTGTTGTTCCATCTGCCTTTGCTGAAGGAGTTGCTGGGCTTCTGCTTTTAGTTGTTCTCTATCTCTCTCCATCCGGCCTCTAATTTCGGCTTGGTCAACAGTAGTCTGGTATTTGTTCTCCATTTCCTTGACTTTCATCTCTAAGTCAGATTCCATCTTGTCTCTTTGTAGGTCATCGTCACGTACCATCTTTTCACGATCTAATGTTAAACGTGCCTGATCTACTTCCATATCTGCACGAACCTTATCTGCTTGTGCTTGTGCAAATATTTCATCAGGTGTTGGTTCTGGTGGTGCTGGTTCTGGTGGCTCGTAAGTTGCTGGGTCTGTCCAGAAACTCTGTGTGTCTTTATAGCCAGATAATTCTGTCATCTTGGTTAAAGTGTTGTGATACTGCTGGTTTGTCACCAGAGGATTATCTAACCCTTGCTCTGCTAGGATCGTTGCCTGTTTTAACGAAATAGCTTCAAGCATTTGCATACGTTCTTCTGTGGTACCGAGACCCAATGCTACATTGACAGAAACGTCCATGTCAGAGTCCCATGTTCGTGGGTCAATCGGTATCCATTGGTTCCTTAAACGAACCATTCGGGCTTTCTCTTGATGCTTATTCAAGAGTTTTAATATCTTCTTAAACAACGGCTTCATACCATTCTCAGCAAAGACACGGCATAGAAGTTCTATCTGGGCCTGTGATGCTGATACTGTTGCTGAAACTGCTGCTTTGGTGCTTGATTGGAGAGCATCTGGGTTTAATCCCATGCTGGCTTTGCTCATGCCAGTTCTGTCTTCTTTGATCTGGTCAAGGTAATCCATCATCGGGAATGCCTCTTTACCAGAGAAGTTCTTTATAAATTCTCCAACTACACCTGCACTACGTGTCCTTACTACCTTGCCAACTTTATTGGAAAGTATGTCATCTTCATTTACTTGGCCCTCAACAAACCACGTATCTGGATGAATGCTCTTGGCGAGACTGTCAAGCATATTCCGTAAAACGCTACTTTTGATGAGCTGTATATCCATTGTCAGGTCTGCAACAGAACTACCAACCCACTTATGGGGTTCAGGATGCCCGTTAAACACGACAAACGGTATAGAATTCACTGGAGAATGATGTAACAGTTCGTGATGTGATCCTGCTGTGCAGAAACGTCTCAACTCTGATATACCATCACCGTCATAGTCCACTCTGGCATAAGATTCAATGTATAAAACCTTACGGTTAGCATCTCCACCTGCTGTATTATCAGGGAAACTACCAACTGCATGCCGTGAAAGATACTCTGTGTTGGAGTCAAATTCGTCTTCTCCACCTGCAAGAGCCAACATCTCTTCAAAATCGTAGCCCATTTGGACTAATTCTGAGACTGAAAGATAACGTCTATGAGCTATTATTGACGACTCTTCTACTGATTTGGCCCGTCTGTCTATTAAAAATTCTTCTGGTGGAATTGCTTCAACAATGATCTGGCCCTGTGAACTAACCCTTCGTATAACCACATCATGTAACTGGGGTACAGGTGGTTCTTGTGGGATCGGTTGACCTTGTGCTTGTGCTTGTTGTTGTGCTTGTGCCAGCATCTCTGGTGGAGGTGGCACGTAACTCGGATCGGGATAACTTTCGACTTGTGATGCTTCTATGTCAGGGTCAGCTAGTAATGCTTCCACTCCCATATCGTCAAGCATCGAAAATTCTTCATGCTCAACCTCTTCTTTCCTCTCCCAATCAACCTTTATAACCCCTATTCGTTTTACGAGGGCATCTTTGAAAACATTGTAAAAGACTGAAAAAGCAGGGTTATCTTGGCCTAAAACTACTTGATTGACGTAATCTGAGGCTTGCTCACTGTTTGGTACGTCACTGGCCTCTCTTGGTACGAATTCTACTACCTTCTCGGAACCAAAGAATGTCCTCATTATCTGAGGCATCATCAGTGAAACGGTGTCCCTTACGTCATAAGAGATAACTTGGGAACGTCCGTCTTCTTCATTACCAAAAGGTTTCCCCTGATAGTAGTCACTGGCTTTAACTCTATCTGGGGCTTCTGTTAAATCAATGTAATCTTGAGCCTCTTCTATTAATGAGGCAATAATCCCTTCAAGCTCTTGTTCCTCCATTGGCTCGGCACCGGAGAGGCGTATTTGCTCGTCTTCTAGCTTGTATGTCTCGGTTAAAAGTTCTGCTTCGGACTTCATAAATTGAACAAATAAGTTAACATAATATGGGAGTTTGGTTACAAACTATGGATAAAATGTAGGATAGTCAAGTGGTTTTGCTATACTCCACTTTGTTGCAACAAACGGTTGAACAAACGGTTGAACAAATCAAACAATCCCAATCATGGGCCTTTCAAGTGGCTTCTTCCAGCTAGTGGAAGTGCCTGACATGCTGGCATAGCTGGCAAAAGTAAGCACAAAAGCATCTGCTCTGTCTGGTGATGCACCCCGATCTAAGTTTTTACGAGTCTTTTCTTTTGACTCGACTTTTAGCTTATCTGAGTTGTAATCCTGTTGGACTGCAACCAATTCTTCAATGAGCTTCTCATCATTCGGTATTAGGCAGTCACGCCTCTCAAACCAGTCCCTGCACCTCCACCAAAGCTCACTTCTGAGGTTAAAATAGTCACTACCGACACTTGGAGACTCTGAAACATTAATTCCACGTACATCAACACCTTTTTCCATTAAACGATCCACCACACCTGCTCCAAGGCCGATTGAATCAATTAAAACCTCTCCAACTTCGTAACCTGAAGATACTAAATTCTTCATTTCGGACTCAACCCAACCTACAACCTGCATAGTGTCTAGTTTTTTACGTATTAGAACCTCTCTGCCTAATACATGGTTCCCTTGTCTGATACAAATGGCACTGGCATCCTTTCCTCTACGTGCCACATCGACACCCATGACCACTACTCCACCTGTAGGCTTAACATCTCTGTCAATTGCACCCTCAATCATCTCTCTTGGGATAATCGTATCATCATCTGCTACTGGGAATTCACCTAAAACACGTACCCGATAAGCATTGCTTGACTCAGAATATCTGAGCTTCATATCTGCAACGTAATCGTCTGAAACCCTGTTAGAATCTACACATGACACCTTCAGTGTCTTCCAATATCCTGCCAGCTTAGTATGTGTATTGTAAAACATACCTGTACTACGTACAGGGTTCCCCAATAGAATTGTGCAAGCTGATTCTCCTGACATTGAGCCTGATGCTGCCTCAAAAACTCCTTCTGGGACACCTGATGCCTCATCTGCTATCAACAAAACGTGATCACTGTGAACTCCTGCCAATGCCTCTGGAGTTTCTGCACGACTCACGGAAAACGAGATGAAACTCTCTGCTGGAGCAGCTTTTAAACGTATATGTTC